GGCGCGATTGGGATTTGACGGATCGCTCCGGCGTAAGGCAGGCCGTCAATACGATTGACAGGCTTGAAGCCGTACGTCTTATCAATGGTAGGGTATGCCATCTATAGACTCCAAAAAATTTAATTACCTTTTCCGAAAGTGACCGTGGACTTACGTTCTTTGAACATAGGCATCCTCGGATCATTTTCGCGCATGTAAGTGTTATCTACTGAGGCCATCTGCGCTTCCGCTTGTTGGCGGTAGTAAGCATCTCGCTGTTCAGTAAACTCCACAGGTGTTTTGCAGAGCAACAAACCGCCTACTTCCACACAGTCAGGGAACTTCGGATTTGAAGAACCAAACAAGCGGATTTCGGGATGGTCAGCAGCCCTAACGGGTTCCCAGCCTTCGCGTAACTTACCGGAAATGTTCGTGGCATCATCTTTACCCAGCGAGCTAATCCTGATCCAACGAAACGCATAGCCCGGCTCCGGATTGGGGTCAGGCAGAAGTTGAGGGGGCATCCACTGTTTGGGGCGCTCCATCTTTTCGCGTGTATCAAGTTCGCGTGTCATACGGTTAGATTTTTCCATTTTCATTTCCTCATTTCTTCAGCAACCTTACGGGCGTACAGTTCCAATGGAACTCCCAACCGTTTGGCGAGATTCACCTGGGTCTGCGTAAGCACGATCTTTTTGGGCGCTGTGCTACGGGTTGCAGGTGCAACAATGTTGGATTTAGTGCGTTGAGGTTTCGCATCAACGGACTCTTCGGCTCCAAACTGATCCGAGAATCTTTCCCTTATGTCAGCGTTAATACGTCGATAGTATTCGTCGCTGCCACTTGGAATTCCTTCGCTTACCAAGTCTTCATGCAAGCCTAAAGCATAGGCTGTCATTCTCTTGTTGTTTCCAAACCACTGATTTTGGTCTTGCCATGCAAGTAGTTTTTCATCAACCGGAGCAGCTCTGGCGGGCTGTTGGGCGATTTGTACAGGAGTTTCTTGCTCCTGTAAAGGGGTAGGTCTAAAATTATTTACCTTGTCTGCGCGGATCTTTGCGGTAGTGAGTGCTTCTTGAGCCTCAACCAGTCGCTCTGAATCGCCAGATTCGTAAGCCTCTTTGTACAAACGTTTGGCAGTTTCCACTTCATTAGAAACCACCCGTTTAGCCTGTTCCAAAAGAGCTGTCTGGTTCTGATTAACAGATCCTTTGAGTCTTTTGTTCTCCTCAAGCACTGCCTGAGCCAGTTTAAAAGCCTCTTCTTTTTCACGTTCAGCCGCTTCTTTAGCACGGCGCTCTTCGTGGTAGCCCTTGGTAAAGTGCTTGATTCGCTTTTGTACGCCTTCGTCGTATTTAAGCAACTCATCTTCACCAAATTCTTTAGGTGGCTCAACCATTGGCTTACGGCCACGGTCTTCAGCAGGGGTGTCGTCTATGACTTCAATCTCAGGCTCGCTCTCACCTTCAACTTCAAAGTCAACTTTGTCCTCTGACTTCTTGCTTTCAGCTTCGTCAGGGAATTTAAATTCTTCTGTTGCCATGATTCACTCCTTAAGTTGGACGTTGGATACCACGAGGGTCTTGCACAACAGCTTGCACGGAATCATCATTAATGAGTCTCCACTCTGTGCCATGAATCTTCATGCGGGTTCCAGTGTTGGGTCTAACCAACACAAAGTCACCAACCTTACAACTCGGGCCAGACGGGAAACGGGTGGCGTCTTTAAACGCATCAGGGCCAATCTTCGCAACAAACAACACGGGGGAGAGAAGCTCCTCGTGGTGCATCATGGTGGCTGTTTTGTATAACAAACCAGATTCACCTAACTCTTCTTCTGCCTTGGGCAACATACACAGCAAGTGGTACGTAGCTGGATCTGGCACTTGTTTGGCTTTCTCTTCAGCGTTGGTATTTAGCACACCGCTGAGATCAACCGCACTAACATCAAATTCACTCATCTTCATATTCCTTAGTTTTTCGCACGAGGTCAGCAAGTTCATACTGCGCGGTTTGCAGACCCCGGATAGTTCCGCACAGTTCTTTGTAGTGATCGTAGGTTTTAGCACCACCACCACTGACAACATCGACCAACTGCTTAACTTGCTCTTCAAGCTTCTTGTCTAACACTTCAAGCATTGTGGCCATGATTACTCCCTATTACCTAATAACTTTTGCAACTGTTCTAAATCAGTGTGAGCCATTTTTTGCTCATGGACTTGCCCGCCTTGAGCCATCTTCTGTTGTTGCATTTGTTGCTGCTGAGCCATAGCTTGCTGCTGTTGCATTTGAGCTTGCTGCTGCTGAGCTTGAGCCTGTTGAAGCTCCAACTGTTTAGCTGCCATCTCCATAGCGTGTAACTCTTGCGCTTGAGCAATTTCTTGCTGTAAACGCATCGCCGCCATATTGGGATCTTCACCAATCTTGGCCGCATTCTCTTGGGCCTTAAGTGACAACTCTTCAGCTCTAAGCTGTAAGTCTCCCTTAACTTTGAGTGCTTTGATTTCAGCTTCTTGTTTCTTGATCTGAAGTTCAGCTTGTTGCATCTGAATGATCGGGTCTTGAGCTTGCTGGGCCGCTTGTTGTTGAGCCTGCTTCGCTTTATCCATCGCAAGAAGTTGAGCAGAAGCCTGAGCCACAAGCTTAGAAATTTGCACTTCTGCATCTTCGTTAAGCTCTGCATTTGGTGCTGGCAATGTAGCTCCAAGTTGTTCTTGAATTTTCTGGCGATACTGGAACGCAACGTGCTCGGAAACGTGAGCCATGATTGAAGCTTGGATCTGCTGAGCCATTGGGTTCTGACCAATCTGCCCCATCACAATTGGGTCTTGCATCATTGATGTGTGTACAGCAATGTGAGCATCGTGATCTTGGTAGATAAATGCCTTAGTCGGCTTGCCAGTCAAGAAAGACATGTTCTCAGACACTGGATCACGAGGAGTTTGGTCGTCATCAACGGGGACTAGCTTCTCCGCGTTCTTAATTCCCAAAACTTCAATCATTTGACGGTGCAAAAGCGGCAAATCATAGATTTGTGGAGCACCTTGGGCCAACTGAATGACCGCTTGGTACTGCATAATCCTCTGAGCCATCGTAGAACTGTTGGGATCAGACACCGGAATGACTGAAACAGTGTCGTAGTCCTCTTGTTTTGCCTTGCGATCACCGTATGCAGGGTCAAAACTGTACTCTGGAGGTGTGTGGTCACGAATAATGTCACGCAAAAGCTTAAACTCTTGCTTCATTGAGTAGTGAATACGTGCCTGAACAGCAGACATCGTCTTCAACTGACGCTCTAACAGCGCCAAAGTCGTGCCAACCGGCGAATTTGCACTCATATCACTGATATTCATGTCAGCAATAGAGCCTAAACGCCTACCTTCTTCGGTAACTTTCTCTAATAGACTAGATAAAACCTGACTTGGCTCCTTATAAGGCAGAGCCATGATGTTATCTTTGACAGAACCGCTCGGAACGTCAACATCTCGGAACTCGCCGGGGCTAATTGGGGTGTCGTCATCCTTAATTCTCAAGCCACGGGTCTTCAAACCGCCTGGCAAGTTAGATAAAGTACCCGCATCAATTAATTGACGGATCAAAGAGGTGCCCGCACGGGCATAACCACCAATTAAGTGGATCAATCCCAGACCATAAGCACCGAATCCTGGTACATACGTGTACTGAACAAAGTGCTGGCGCTTTAATTTACGCTTATCATCCTCTTCCCAGTTACGTCTAATAGCCAACACTGTATTAGTGCCGCGCTCAATCGTAATGATGTAAGGTAAAGCAATACCATCTTCATCTTCGTAGCCTGGTAAGTCATAGTCAATATGGACTTCAAGGATCTGATAGCGGTCGTCGTCTGTTAAAGAGTAGCCTTGGTCTTCGGCTTTTTTCTTTTCTACATCGGTGTGGATAGCTACCGGCTCGCCCAAATCCTCTTCTATATAAAAGCCTGCGACTTGGAGTTTCTTAAGATCATTCTTAGTCTTGCGCATGACATGAGTCAAACGCTCTGCTGTATTAGCACTGGAAGCGCCGTAAGGAATGATGATGTCTTCGGCTGGGATAAACATCGCTACTTGCCGGTCGAGTGACGGGTCAAAGTAGACTTTCTTAAACGCTGCGCCTGCCAAGCCTAAGTTGTAAAGCATACGCTCATGCTCGGGGCGGTACTCAGTCATCACTTCGGTGAGCTGGTAGTTCATGTCATCACGAACCCGCTCGGCGGCTTGCTCTTTTAACTTGTCAATCGCACCAATGATTTCCGTCTTAACTGGGCCAGCTGCCGGAAATGTTTCAATGATTGTCTCGCTTTGAAACTTAACTGCGGCTTCTGTCAGGACTGTAGAAAATACGCCACAAGCTCCCAGCCAAGGTTCTGTTCTCTCTTCGTACTTCATCCCCAAAACATCAAGACCTTTGACATACATATCTACCCACTCTTTACGTGAGTTAATGTCAGCGTCCACCATCTCTACGATGTCACTGGCTACCTTAGCCAGTTCGCCGGAGTCCATGTCTTCTGCAAGATTGGCGTCAAAACTTAATTCATCTTCTTCGGGCATGAGGTCAATCTCTATGCCGTCCATGTCAATTTTCACGCCCTCTGGATTGACGATTTCAATTTCAATCAGCCCAGAATCCTCTTCGGGGGCTAGTGCATCCAAGCCCAAAGGAGCTTGAGACAAAGAGGGGAACATACTGTTAGCCATATCAATCCTTAAATTAAAGTCCAACCGCCGCTGGAGTATTCTTCCGGCATTTTTACACCGGAGTTTTTCTGGTTGTTTAAAAGATAAATATCATCGTCAGTTAACCCAAGATCTTTTGCAGATTGTACAATTTGCATATATTTATGGGCACCAATATCGCTTGGTCTTTCTGAAAACAATTGCTTTACCACCGTCAATGCGTGAGGATTGTCTTTCCATTTACTGGTTCCAGCACCTTTACCACCAACTGCATCATTGTATGCAGACACCAAAGAAAAGCCAGCCATTGGATCTGGGTTGTAATTGTCCCCATCTAATCCTTGATGCGTAACTCTGAATGCGCCAGCCTTCAACAATGCGTCAAAATTTAATGGCTTTAAGTCAGCTTTTAAATTTTTGTTGTCGGAAGTTAAAGATTTGTATTTTTCAAAATCAGTAATTGGCATAACACACCTTAATAGTAACTGCGCTTACGGCGAAAGCTTTGGATCTCTTCCCGCTCATCAGAGTCAAGACGTAAGAATCCACCCTGCCTAAATCTTATCAGCGCCTGTGTGCTCGAGTCCACCAAGTCATCGTGATCCCCATTAGGAAACG